CCGCGCCTTGACCGACGCGGAGGCGCTCGATTATTTCCGCGCCGTGCTAGGCGGCCGGGAAAAGGTGGAAGAGAACCAGCGCGTTCGCTACTCCGTTGCGGTCAGGAAAGCCTTGGCGGCGCACCGGGGGCAGGAGTTCGTTGCCGTTGGCGCGGCGGATGTTCCGGACGTGGCGTTGTACGTTGCGGATCGGCTTGATCAGATAGTGCGCGGTGTCACGACTCCGCTTCCGGCGGACGCGACAACGACTCCGGCCTCGGCGATCAATCCCGGCCATGATATGGAGTCCGCGCGTGGCACACTTTGGGGCGCGTTTAACACCGTGACGTGGATGGCGGATCATCAGCCCACCAAAGATCGCGGAGCCAATTTTAACCTTGCTAGTAATCTGCTAGGCGAAGGGACGGGCGGAAAAATCAAGGCGAAGGCGCAACGTGCCGCCGTGGAGTTGCTCGACGTGTAGCTTGCCACCACAACGACTCAAGCGCCGTCGGGGTAACTCTCGGCGGCGTTTTT